GGAACGAGTGCAAAAAATTCGCACAGTTTTGTTAAAACAAGAGTGACCCACAAAAAGCACGATGACGGAACGAGAACTTATCATTTTTATTTAGATGATAAGTTGATTAAAAAAGCCACGTTAAAAAATAAAGAAATACAAATCGAAACAATCACAAACTAAAAACGATCCACGACCCACATACACGTGTGGGTTGTGGCAATTTTTTTCACTTTAGAGTGAGCCTATAGGCTCACTGCTATTCATTATATATTCAGAGTACGTAGTCCCTTATTATCCAATAGAGGTACCAAAGCAATTAGAATAAAGAAATAAGAATATTAATTTAAACAATCTAAAACAAAAAGGATGTAGTATATATTAGTATATATAGTTTGATTTAGATAAAGATATGGGGTATTTTCATTTTCATATATATTACAAGTTGTAAAAAATTTTATAAAATTTTTTTTCAAAAGGGGTTATGAAGAAGAACAGAAAAGGGTGCTACAACGAGAAGATTGCCGTTTGTTACTTAATGGCTAAAGGTCTAGATGTTTTTGATTCTTGTCAAACCAATGGTACCGTGGATCTAATAACCTTTAATCCTGATACCGGTGAGGTACAATGTTGGGAAGTAAAGACAGAAAACTTCAGATTAAGTGGAAATAAAAAAGGAAACACTATTTCTAGAGGGTTGCGAAATAAAAAGTTTAAATCTATAATCAACTTATTGTATGTGCACGACGGCAAATGCCGTGAAGGTAAACGAAAATGAATGAAGAACTAATAAACAAACTTCCCCCTGACGCTAAGAAAGAATTCTTAAAATACGCCATTAAATTTGATGAGAAGAAAAAACAGAACTCAGTTCAAAAAGACTTTCTAAGTTTTGTCAAACACGTTTGGCCAGAGTTTATAGAAGGTAAGCATCACAAAAAAATTTCACAAAAATTTAATGACATCGCAAATAAAAAAATTAAAAGACTTATTATTAATATGCCCCCTAGGCATACTAAATCTGAGTTTGCGTCTTACCTCTTACCCTCTTGGATGGTAGGACGTAAACCTGATCTAAAGATTATTCAAACGACCCACACCACAGAATTAGCGATCCGCTTTGGACGTAAAGCTAAAAACTTAATTGATAGCGCAGAGTATCAATCCGTTTTCAAAACAAGACTAAGAGAAGATTCGCAAGCCGCGGGTAAATGGGAAACAGAACAAGGCGGTGAATACTACGCAGCTGGTGTTGGATCTGCCATAACGGGTCGTGGAGCGGACTTACTTATCATCGATGACCCACACTCGGAGCAAGATGCGTTGAACGTAACTGCACTAGAGCGTGCGTATGAATGGTATACATCAGGTCCAAGACAAAGACTTCAACCCGGTGGAGCAATTGTTGTGGTTATGACGAGATGGAATATGAAAGACTTGACCGGTATGTTACTTAAGTCTCAAAAAGAATTAAAATCAGATCAATGGGAAGTGATTGAGTTTCCAGCAATCTTACCAAGTGAGAAACCGGTATGGCCAGAATATTGGAAGTTAGAGGAACTCGAATCGGTGAAAGCCTCTCTGTCTGTTGGTAAATGGAATGCACAGTGGATGCAGAACCCAACGGCTGAAGAAGGATCATTAATTAAACGAGAATGGTGGAACGTGTGGGACAAAGGATATATTCCACCTCTACAACATATCATTCAAAGTTATGACACAGCATTTTTAAAAAAGGAGACAGCCGACTATAGTGCAATTACAACGTGGGGTGTATTTTATCCTGATCAAGATTCACCACCTAACTTAATACTTCTAGATGCAGTCAAAGAACGTTTAGAATTTCCTGAACTTAAGAAAGTTGCTATGGAACAATATCGCTATTGGAACCCTGAAACGGTGATCGTGGAGGCTAAAGCTTCTGGAATGCCTTTAACTTATGAGTTGCGAAAGATGGGGATACCTGTTATAAACTATACTCCTAGCAAAGGTAGTGATAAACACGCTAGAGTTAATGCGGTTGCTCCATTATTTGAAAGTGGAATTATTTGGGCAACTGAAGACAAGTTTGCCGAAGAGGTGATTGAAGAGTGTGCATCATTTCCTTATGGAGATCACGATGATTTGGTGGACAGTACAACACAAGCGATAATGCGCTTTAGACAGGGAGGTTTTATTGGACACCCTGAAGATGAAAAAGAAAATGCATTACCGAAAACAGAGAGAACGTATTATTAATGGCACAAGATTTTTCAAATTATATTAATACCTATAAAGGCAGTTCAGTATTACAAAATCAATTTCCAAATATGAATGATTATTTATCATTGTTTGGTTATCAAGGTTCTACACCTTCGTCTGCAACAACATCTACTACAACATCAACTCCGACTACATCTACACCCACAACTCCGAATATTATAAATCAAAATATAAATCAATATCAACAAGGTGGAGGAGGTGGAGGAGGTTTAACAACTCTTACCCCTTATAATGTTAGATCACAAAATGTTCCTATGAAAACAGATGGTGTTCCTGGTATGGATACAAGAGCAATTAATTTTAAAGATGCTCCGGTAGATTTTATGTTAAGAGAAAATAACCCTGCAGTATTTAATCCTTTAGTTAATGCTAAAAATTTTGTTCAAGATGGAATTGCATCAGTGGGAAATCAATTTAATAGATTTAAAGACTTCGCAATTACTCCAATGATGGCTTTAGCTAATAAAAGAAATCCATTAAACCCTAATGCTATGAATTATAATCCTGACCTTCAACCACAAATGGATTTTTTAGGAGGACAAACAGGAACAAGAATTACCGGAACGTCTGATAATTTAAAATTTACAGATGGTCAAATGATGATTGGAAACGATCCTAATTCTGGTTTAGCAAAGTATGGACCGGGTTCAGTATTGTCTGGTCAAAATGTTGTATCAGGTTTTGGAACAAATGATTATGGATTACAATTAGATAAATACATAGAAAAAATGATGGGTTATGCAACTCGTTCAAAATTTCAACAAGCAAAACTTGATAGAGCTATAGCAGAGAAAAAAGCTTATGAAGACAAAATAGCTAGTGAAGCTGCAGCAAAAGCAAAAAGTGATGCAGCAAAAATTGAAGCTATTAGACAACAATATGCTTCTCAAGGTAGAGACTACGGCCAAGGTGGAGCTGATGCAGCAACTCAGGCTTCATATGAAGGAGCTGATGGAAGTTATGCTGGAGCTAGTACACAAGATTACGGTAGTGGAGAAAAAGATGGTGGTATTATTGGATACAAAGATGGTGGTAGAGTAGAATTTAAAAAAGGTGGACTTGCAACAATGTTTAAACTAAAAGGATAAATATGGCAGAAATAGATGACGCTTTACCGAATCAATCTGTAAGCGACGAAGAATTCAAAGAAACAGAAGTAACTGAAGTAGAAACACCTAACGAAGACATTGTTCAAAAATCAGAAGACGTAGAAGTAACAATGGATGACGAAGGTGGTGCTGAAGTATCTTTTGATCCAAATGCACTTGACCCATCAATGGCTCAAGATCATTTTGCTAACTTAGCTGAATCATTAGACGATGGAGTTTTATCTCCATTAGGAAATAAATTATTTGATCAATACACAGAGTACAAAGAATCTAGAGGAGATTGGGAACAATCTTATAGAGAAGGTTTAGAACTATTAGGATTTAAATATGAGAGAAGAACAGAACCTTTCAGAGGAGCTAGTGGTGTCAATCATCCAGTTCTTGCAGAAGCAGTTACACAATTTCAAGCGCAAGCTTACAAAGAATTATTACCAGCCGACGGTCCGGTAAGAACGCAAATTTTAGGAGCTACATCTCCAGAGAAACAAGATCAAGCACACCGTGTAAGAGATTTTATGAATTATCAAATTATGGATCAGATGAAAGAATATGAACCAGAGTTTGACCAAATGCTTTTCTATCTACCCCTGTCCGGTTCTACCTTTAAGAAAGTTTATTATGACGACCTTTTAGGTAGAGCCGTTTCTAAATTTGTACCGGCAGATGATTTAATTGTACCTTATTCAGCTAACTCTTTAGATGACGCAGAAGCGGTTGTACACGTTATTAAAATTTCAGAGAATGAATTAAGAAAACAACAAGTTGCAGGATTTTACAGAGATGTAGATTTAGGTTCGCCCCCTGTAACTCAAAACGAATTACAAGATAAAAAATTAGAACTTGAAGGAATTCAAAAAGATGGTCAAGAAGATCAATACACTTTATTAGAAATTCATACAAATTTAGATTTAGAAGGTTATGAAGATATGGGTGAAGATGGAGAAGAAACAGGTATTAAACTTCCTTACGTTATAACAATAGCTGAATCCAATCAAACTGTTTTATCAATTAGAAGAAACTACAATCAAGGTGATACAATGATGAAAAAAATTAATTACTTTGTTCAGTTTAAATTTTTACCAGGTACTGGTTTTTATGGCTTTGGTTTAATTCATATGATTGGTGGTTTAACAAGAACAGCTACAGCTGCGTTAAGACAATTACTTGATGCTGGAACTTTAGCTAATTTACCCGCTGGATTTAAATCTCGTGGTATTAGAATTAGAGATGATGCACAACCCTTACAACCCGGTGAGTTTAGAGATGTAGATGCACCTGGTGGAAACATTAAAGATCAGTTTATGACTTTACCTTTCAAAGGTCCCGATCAAACATTATTACAATTAATGGGTATTGTAGTATCAGCTGGTCAACGTTTCGCGGCCATCGCAGATATGCAAGTGGGTGATATGAACCAACAAGCCGCCGTCGGTACGACAGTAGCATTATTGGAGCGTGGTTCACGTGTAATGTCAGCCATACACAAAAGATTATACGTTGGACTAAAACAAGAATTTAAATTATTAGCGAATGTATTTAAAACATATCTACCACCCGTATATCCTTACGATGTACCCGGTGCTGCTAGAAATGTTAAGGTCTCAGACTTTGATGATAGAATAGATATTCTACCGGTTGCAGATCCAAATATATTTTCACAAACTCAAAGAATTTCGATGGCGCAATCACAACTTCAATTAGCGCAATCGAATCCTCAACTACATAACCTATACCAAGCGTATAGGTCTATGTATGAAGCTTTAGGAGTAAAAAATATTGCATCAATTTTACCTCCGCCGGCACAACCTACTCCAATTGATCCGAGTATGGAAGAAATTGCAGCGTTGGCAGGTAAACCTTTTCAAGCCTTTCAAGGACAAGATCACAAAGCACATATTGATTCACATTTAAACTTTATGAAATCTAACACTGTACAAAACAATCCTATGGTTATGGGTGCATTACAAAAAAATATTTTAGAAAGAATTAGTTTAATGTCTCAAGAACAAATTCAATTAGAGTTTAAAGAGGAATTAATTCAAGCAAGACAAATGCAAATGCAGTTACAACAAAATCCTAATAATCAACAGCTTGTTCAACAAGCAAATCAATTGACACAAAATATGAATGCTAGAAAAGCTGTGTTGATTGCAGAGCTAACTAAAGATTATATGGATGAAGAACAAAAAGTTATCAGTGAATTTGGTGGAGATCCTCTAATTAAACTAAAAACTAGAGAACTAGATCTTAAAGCAAGACAAAATCAAGCTAGAGCTGCGTTTGATGAAGGCAGAATTAGCTTAGATACTATGAAAGCTATGATGAACCAACAAAACACTGAAGATAAACTAGAGCAAAACGAAGATTTAGCAGAATTACGCTCTGAAACTTCGCTAACTAAAACAATTCTATCAAATCAAAACAGTATTAGACGACAAGAGATGTCCAATGCTAGTAAAATTCACGATTTTGGTAGAAATTTCAAGAAAAATTAACTATAATATAATCAAGGAGAAACATTATGAGCAAAGATTGGCAAAGAGGTCAGACTTTTATGAACAAAGACGTTAAGATTGAAAAAGAACTTGGCGTTGGTGCAGATGGTTACCAAACAGGCGGTAAAACTATCGAAGCAACAGATCCTTTAGAAACTCAAACAGTAGATGTTAGAGGAACTAAAAGAATGAGAGCTGATAAAAAACCTGTTAAAGCTAAGTGGTACTAAATGTGGTTATCGGCAATTAAATTAGCCGTTTCTGCGGGTAGTAAAATTTACGCTAACAAACAGAAGACGAAGATAGCTATGTCAGATGCACAACTTATGCACGCATCTCGTATGGCTGAAGGTAAGGAAGCTTACCAAGGTAAATTACTTGAGGCTAGGCAATCTGACTGGAAGGACGAGGCGGTTCTCATAATCCTCTCGGCGCCAATCGCGATTTTGGCCTGGGCAGTGGTATCGGACGATCCGAGTGCGATGGACAAAGTAAATATTTTCTTTGAACACTTTGCAGCACTACCAAGTTGGTTTACAAATTTATGGATCTTGGTTGTTGCAAGTATCTATGGTATAAAAGGAACACAAATTTTTAGAAACGGAGGAAAAAAATGAGACAAAACGGAGTAAGATCAAATGTAAGATTTCCATATGCGAAATCAGCTACAAAGAAACAAGGAGCTAATGCTAGACTTGACGAATCTTTAGGAGCAAGAAGAGGCAAGGAATCTACAAAATCACAAAGTTATAAATCTAGAAGAGATGAATCTAGAGGAGCGAGCAAATAATGAATTCAAAAAGAATGAACGAACTCGAAGAACTAGGTAGAGTTGATGCCGAAAAAGGCTACACTAAAAAAGGTAAAAAAAATCTTAAAGCTGAAAAGAAAAGAGTTGTAAGAGAACTTAAGGATGGTGGTTCATTAAAACCTGTACCAGCTGGTAAAAAAGGTTTAGCTAAATTACCTCGTAAAGTCAGAAACAAAATGGGCTTTATGAAAAATGGTGGTAGAGCTAGAATGAAAAGTGGTGGACTAGCTAAACGTGGCAGAGGTTGTGAAATAAAATAGTTATGAGAAGACAAACTAAACCTATTAAAAGCATAAAACCTACTTTAGGTTTAAGTAAGAAAAAAGAATTTTTAAAAAAAATTAAAAACAAAAAGAAAAAATAATGGCTAAACTTTGTCCAAAAGGAAAAGCAGCAGCAAAAAGAAAGTTTAAGGTATATCCTTCGGCATATGCAAATATGTATGCCTCTAAAGTTTGTAAAGGTAAAATAGGTAAAAGAAAAAAAATGCGCGAAGGTGGTATCGTTGTAGAAGATATGACTACAATGATAGAAGTCTAATGGGCGATCTAAAGAAATGGGTAAATGAAAAATGGGTAGATATTGGAGCACCAAAGAAGAATGGAAAATATCAACCTTGTGGAAGAAAATCTGCAAGTTCTTCAAAAAGAAAATATCCAAAGTGTGTCCCACTTGCAAAAGCCACACGGATGACAAGCTCGCAAAAGGTGAGTGCTGTCAGCAGAAAAAGAGCAGCCGGTAATCCTGGCGGTAAACCAACCAACGTTTCAACATTTACAAAAAGAGATAAAAAAGCTAAAGGTGGGTCAGTAGGTAACTCTATGATCAAACAAGCACAGAGAGATTATAAAGGAAGTTATATATCTGGTAGTTTAGGTGGTGTGAAAGTAGGAAACCCTAGTTTAAAAAAATATTATAAAGGTATGTTATAATGGCTATAAGAAGAACTACAAAAGGTAAAAGCGCTAATTATAGACCGACAAAATCTGGAGCTGGAATGACAGCAAAAGGTGTAAGAGCTTACAGAGCCGCAAACCCTGGAAGTAAACTAAAAACAGCCGTGACAGGAAAAGTAAAACCTGGATCAAAAGCTGCAAATCGACGTAAGTCGTACTGTGCTAGAAGTGCAGGACAATTAAAACGCTCATCTGCAAAAACTAAAAATGATCCAAATTCTCGTATCCGTCAGGCACGAAGAAGATGGAAATGCTAGATAAATTTTTATATTCTTTTTTTGGAAAGTTAGACAACGCTATTGCCTTTGTTGAAGGTTATGTTATTAAAATGACTGAATGGTGTTGGAAATCACGAGTTAAACTTTTAAACAAAAGAAGGAAGAAAAAATGAGAACAGCAATATTAGATGCGTTACAAGCTAGATATGAAGCACAAATTTTAGAAGCTGATGCTACACTTAAAATTTATTTAGAAGATTCTGTAGGTATTGGAGAACATCCACAACATATAGATGAAGTAGATAAACTAATAGAAAAAATTGCAACTGCTGAAGAGAAAATAGAAGTATTGCAACAATTCAAACTATAAGGAGAGAAGATGGATGATTTAGTAATAATACACAAGCTACAAAAAAGAATTAATGTTACCCTACAACAAATAGGTGATGCAATGATTACAGGTGGGGTTGACAATATGGAAAAATACAAGTATTTACTAGGACAGGCACAAGCCTATCAAATAGTATTACAGGAAATCTCTAACCTGCTAAAACCAAAGGAGCAAAAAGATGAGCAAGGAACAGTTATCGACATCAAAGGAAAAGGAAGTACCAAAAATTAAATTGGCACTTGAAGAAAAATACGAGCAAGAGAAAAAAGAAGAACCTCACGCAAAAAGATTAGACGAAAATAATATTAAAGAAGTAGAAGACCAATTACCAAACCCGGTCGGCTATAGACTTTTAGTTTTACCTTTTACACCAAAAGAAAAAACTAAAGGCGGAATTTTATTCTCTCAAGAACAATTAGATAAAGCTAGAATTGCAACCACTTGTGGTTATGTTTTAAAAATGGGAGATCTTGCATACAAGGACAAAGATAAATTTAATGAGCCTTGGTGCAAAGTAGGAGATTGGGTAATGTTCGCTAGATATGCTGGCGCAAGATTACCAATAGAAGGCGGAGAAGTGCGAATACTAAACGATGATGAAGTGTTAGGGACCATAGGTGATCCTGAATCAGTTCTTCATTACATTTAACAACATAGGAAGGAACTATGCCAACAGAAAACGAAAACAAAAAACCATCTGAAGAATTAATTGATGTCGGCGAAACAGTCGGTGCTGAAATTAATTTAGATGATAAAGGTGAACCAGAAAAAGTTGAAGCACCTATCGAAGAAAAAATCGAAGTTGAAAAAGTAGAACAACCTACTCAAGACGAAGATAAATCTTCTGAAAAAGAAGCTAAACTTGAAAAAAAATCTGAAGATAAAGATGAGCTAAAAGAATATAGTGATGGCGTTCAAAGACGTATTGCTAAATTAACTCGTAAAATGAGAGAAGCTGAAAGACAAAAAGAAGAAGCAATAGCTTTTGCTGAATCAACTAAAAGACAAAAAGATGAAGTAGAAGGAAGATTATCTAAATTAGATAAATCCTATGTTTCTGAATTTGAAAATAGAGTATCAAGTAATTTAGTTGCAGCTAAACAAGCACTAAAAACTTCTATTGAAGCTCAAGATGTGGAAGGTCAAGTTAAAGCGCAAGAACAAATTGCAACTTTAACTATGGATGCTGCACGTTTAAATACTTTAAAAACTAGAGTAGAGAAACCCGTGCAAGAAAAAGAAGTTAAGATAAATCCTCAAAGATCTACTCAATCAGTAGTTACTGATCCTAGAGCGGAAGACTGGGCATCTAAAAATGCTTGGTTTGGTAACGATTCAGCTATGACTTATACGGCTTTTGATATACATAAAAGACTTGTAGAATCAGAAGGTTATGACCCTAAATCTGAAGAATATTATGAAGAAGTTGACAAAAGAATAAGAGTTGAATTTCCCCATAAATTTGATAAGATAGAAGATAATTCTACTGAAAGAACTAAACCAGTTCAAAATGTAGCCTCGGCTAAACGTTCAGCCTCAACAGGACGCAAGAAAACTGTCAAACTCACACCTTCACAGGTAGCAATTGCTAAAAGACTAGGTGTGCCGCTAGAAGATTATGCAAAACAATTAAACATCACGGAAGGAGCATAAAATGGAAAATGATAAAATAAAAACCTCACGTGCGAGCCAAACAAGAGCGAAAGCTGAAACAAAAAAAGTTTGGTCTCCACCTAACTCACTTGATGCACCACCAGCGCCAACTGGATTCAGACATCAATGGATACGATCCGAAATTCTTGGATCATCAGATGCTAAAAACGTAGCATCGTCTTTGAGAGAAGGATGGGAGTTAGTGAGAGCTGACGAATATCCAGACACTCAATATCCAGAGATGACAGAAGGTAAATACGCTGGAGTTATCGGAGTGGGCGGCCTATTGCTGGCTAGGATACCAGAAGAGATTGCGCTTCAAATTGACGAGTACTATAAAAAACAGAACGACGCCAAAGAAGAAGCAGTAGAGAACAATCTTATGAAGGAACAGCACCCTAGTATGCCGTTCAATAATGAACGACAAACTCGTGTAACTTTTGGTGGTACAAAGAAATAGTTATTTAGCAATTTCTAAGTCCAACAAATTAACATTAATCCGTATTGACCTATTTGGGTCAGTACATAAACAAGGAAAATAAAACTATGGCAGCAAATCAAACAGCTGGTTTTGGATTTAGACAAGCCCCTACAGTAGGATCAACTCCTGCTACAGGTGGTCAAGCTGAATACAAGATCAAATCTGGTTTAGGTGTTGGTATATTTAAGAACAATCCGGTTTCACCACAGCATACAGCTGGTGATGATGGTTATCTACAGGACGCTGCGGCGGGTACTATGGATGACGGCATTACAGGTGGCGCAGGTTGGGCTACAAGTACATCCAACATTCAAAAACTATTAGGCGTGTTCAATGGAGCTTTCTATATAGATAACTCTACTAGCAAACCTACATACGCAAACTCAGTTGCAGCTAGTACTACGTTCGCTAAGGACTATAATACTGGAAGTAACGACGGAATCGGTTTTGTGAATGACAATCCTATGCAAGAATACACTGCGAAGTGTACTGCAGCGGTAACTCAAGCACAATTACTTTACACATTCAATCCACAAGATGGAGCGACTACTGGTACAAGTGAGTACGGACAATCAACTGTCAAACTTACAAATACTGGTACAGCTACAACGGCTATGTTTAGAATTGTAAGAGTAGCAAACGATCCGGCAAACAATGACAACTCAGTGGTTAATTCGAACGTAATAGTTCAAATGTCACCATCGGCTTGTAAATCTAACTCATAATAGGAGCAATTAACTATGGCAATATCAAGAGCACAACTAGTTAAAGAACTAGAGCCAGGTCTAAATGCACTATTTGGACTTGAGTACAAACAATATGCTAACGAGTGGAATGAAATTTTCGACACGGAATCATCAGACAGAGCTTTCGAAGAGGAAGTAATGTTAGCTGGTTTCGCTAATGCAGCAGTTAAACCTGAAGGCCAAGGCGTTCAGTTTGACGATGCACAAGAAACTTTCACAGCACGTTACACAAATGAAACGATTGCATTAGCATTCGCTATAACAGAAGAAGCTATCGAAGATAACTTGTATGACAGACTAGCGTCTAGATATACAAAAGCGTTAGCAAGATCTATGGCGTCTACTAAGAATATCAAAGGCGCAGCGGTATTAAATAACGCATTTGACGCCAACTTTGCTGGAGGAGATACTAAAGCACTTTGTGCTACAGATCACCCAACATTAGCTGGTTCATTTTCAAATGAGTTAACAACAGCTGCTGAGCTTAATGAAACTTCATTGGAGCAGTCGTTGATCGACATCGCGGCTTTCACTGATGAAAGAGGCCTAAAAATTGCGGCGCAAGGAGTTAAATTAGTAATTCCTTCAGCTCTTCAATTTACTGCTGACAGACTTATGAATTCTGCTGGTAGAACAGGTACGGCTGATAATGATATCAACGCAATCAGAAATATGGGAATGATTTCTGGTGGATATGTAGTAAATCACTACTTAACTGCAGCGAAGAAATTCTTTATCAAAACGGATGTACCTAACGGTCTTAAGCATTTCAACAGATCACCTATCAAAACTTCAATGGAAGGTGACTTTGATACTGGAAACGTAAGATACAAAGCGAGAGAAAGATATGTATTTGGATTCTCAGATCCAAGAGGCATATTCGGATCAGACGCAACGTAATCGATAAATATTAAGGGGCGATCATAAAATCGCCCCTTTTATAATTAAAAAAGGTGTAAATGAAAAAACTTCTTATCAATATCTGGGCTTATCAACATCACGCTAAATTTGAAATATTAGCTGAAGATAATGCTGAATCCGTCGAATTAGCAATACTTGACAAACTAGGAGAAAACAGTATAAAATGGGAAGATCTCGGAAATAATTATTCTGAGTTTAATCGTATAACTTTTGAGGAGGTTATTAATGATACAAGACCTATACAAAGCAAAAAGGTCCTTGGAGTTGAAGTGGGAACAAGAGCATCTGGATAATGACAGATACACTCTTGAAATGGTCAGAATTGATGACAAAGTTAGAGAAGTCATTACGAAGATCAAGCTAGAAGAAGCTGAAATTGCCCACAAACAAAACACTGTAGAAGGTGTTGCGCCACAAGTTTCTGTAGCTTCTTAATATAAAAGCTACATCGTTGATATACGTACATTCACCACGCAATCTCTTGCACTCTACATAAAAATAATATATATTTTAATCACTATACATAAACAATAACTAGTGAATATAGACGCGTATAGTCGACACACCCTAGGTGACTATATTTACATATTCTAGGAGGAATATAAAATGGCAACAACTACTTTTT